GGAAACTGGAATTCTTCACAACAAATCTAATGGTGGAATAGGTGGTGGTGCTATGAAGGGAAAAATTCAAAGTGAAGAAACTAAAATTAAAATCGGTAATGCAAATAGAGGAAGAATTCACTCAAAAAAATCAAGAGAAAATATGAGTAAATCTCATTTAGGAAAACCTAATCCAAAATCTGGTGCATCCAGGAGAGGCAAACCATTATCAGAAGAACACAGAAAAAATAAAAGTGAAGCAGCAAAGTTATGGTGGAAGAAAAGAAAGGAGGAACAACTAAATGGGAATTGAAGATGATTTTTACTGCACACTTAAATTAAAAACAGGTGAAGAGATCTTTGCTAAAGTAGCAGCCTCTGAAGAAGAAGATAGAACTATGTTGATAGTTAGTAATCCAATTATTGTAAGTGAGATTAAAACAAAATTAGGTGTTGTTGGATATAAATTAGAACCTTGGTTAAAAACTACGACTGATGATATGTTTATTATTAACTTAGAAGATGTCATCACAATGTCTGAATCTTCTGATGTTGAAATGATAATGATGTATCAAAATTACATACGTCAAGAAAGTAAGAATAATTCAAGTAAACATTCTCAGATCAATCGTAGAATGGGGTATATTGCTAATGTGAATGATGCTAAAGAGATTTTAGAGAAGCTTTATAAAAATAGCTAAATCTAATCTTTTGAACCTCCACAAAGGTAATTGTACAGGGTTTGAAGCACCTTGTCAAGCATTTTTATAAATGGTATAATCTATACATAATAATGATAAAAACTTATGATAACCACAGCAGTCATGACCAAAAGAAAGAGGTCAGAGCATTACGTCAACAACAAAGAGTTTCTTGCTGCTCTAATTAAGTACCGCGAAGATAAAGAAATTGCAGAGATTCAAGGAAAACCAAAGCCCCCCATTCCCCGCTACATTGGAGAGTGTTTCCTGAAGATTGCTAATCACTTATCATTCAAACCAAACTTCGTGAACTATATGTTTAAGGAAGATATGATTTCTGATGGTATTGAGAATTGCGTTCAATACATTCATAACTTCAATCCAGAGAAGTCACAAAACCCTTTTGCATACTTCACTCAAATCATTCATTACGCTTTCCTTCGCAGAATCCAAAGAGAGAAGCGTCAATTGGAAATCAAAAACAAAATCCTTGAGCGTTCTGGGTATTCTGAAGTCTTCACTGACGATAACAATGTTGACGGCGGGAACTATTCCGATTACAACTCAATTAAAGATGGTGTACATAGTAAGTTGAGATATTAAACTATAATATTTTATTTTATAAATATTATAGTATTATAGTTTAAATCTAATGCACCCAAGACAAATTGCTGCAGAAAAAGGTGAAAAGTTTTATCAAGGCAAACCATGCAAAAAATGCAGAAATACTTTGAGATATACTTCTATGACAGGATGTGTTAATTGTACTAAAGAGAATTCAATAAAAAGATTTGAGAATGGTGATGTAAAAGAATGGGTTCAAAAAAATAGGGAAAAAGTAAATGCTTCTAATAGAAAAAGATATAATTTATTAAGTCTTGAAGAAAAAAGAAAAAGAAATAGAAAGCAACAAATTTCTTTATATGGATTGACAGTTGAGCAATATGATGATATTCTCATACAACAAAACTGTGTTTGTGCTATATGTGGTAAACCAGAAAAATCCTCCTCAAAGGGAGTTTTGTCTATTGACCACGATCACACAACTGGTAAAGTTAGAGGATTGCTCTGTGATACCTGTAATAGTGGATTGGGACACTTTTATGATAGCATTGACTTACTACAAGGTGCTATGCTATACTTGAAACAACACTCTGAATGATATGAAAGTCGCAATTATTACAGACCAGCACTTCGGATGTCGTAAGAATTCTAAACTCTTTCATGATTATTTTCTAAAGTTTTACAATGATGTATTTTTCCCTACACTCGAAGAGCAAGGGATTACTACTGTTGTAGACATGGGAGATACTTTTGATAGTCGTAAAGGTATTGACTTTTCTGCTCTTTCTTGGGCTAAAAATAATTATTATGACCGTCTCCAAGAAATGGGAGTAAAAGTTCATACAATTGTTGGTAATCATACATCTTACTATAAGAATACTAATAATGTAAATGCGGTTGACTTGCTTCTGCGTGAATATGATAACGTAACCGTTTATTCTGACCCAACAGAAGTGATGTTGGGTCAACTACCCGTACTTTTTATACCTTGGATTAATCAAGAAAATGAAGCAAAAACTCTTAAACTTATTGAAAAGACAACTTGCCCGTGCGCGATGGGGCATCTTGAACTCCAAGGATTTAGAGTTAATAAACAAATCGTCATGGAGCATGGTTTGGAAAGCAAACTATTTGGTAAGTTCTCCAGAGTCTACTCGGGACACTATCACACTAGATCGGACAATGGTGTAGTTTATTATCTTGGAAATCCTTATGAGATGTTTTGGGCAGACGTTGGAGATACGAGAGGATTTCATATTTTTGATACTGAAACAATAACTCACGAACCAATCAATAATCCTTATAGACTTTTTTATAATATCTATTATGAAGATGAAAATTATCAAACTTTTGATACTAGGGAGTATGAAAATAAAATTGTAAAAGTAGTTGTTCGCAAAAAATCAGATACTAAAAAGTTTGAAAAATTTATTGATAAACTTTATGCAGATAATGTTGCAGAACTTAAAGTAATTGAGAATTTTAATATTCAAGAATCTGAAGATTTTGAAGCATTTGAATCTGAAGATACACTTTCAATCCTGAATAGATATATTGAGGAGGCAGAAGTTAATCTTGATAAATCAGTAGTTCAAAAACTACTTCAAGAAGTATATCAAGAGGCATGTGAACTGATTTAATGTTTATTCTAACAATCAATGGTAGAGAAAAGGAAGGTGCATATTCTGTAATGAACGATGAAGGTGAGCATATCCTTTATTTGTTTCAAGAGGAAGATGATGCTATGAGATATGCCATGATGTTAGAAGAAGATGGATACCCAGAAATGCATGTAATTGAAATAGAAGATCATGTAATGATAAAAACTTGTGAACTTCATGATTATCAATACACTATAATAACTCCGGATGATATTGTTATTCCTCCAAATAATGTGACTTATGATTATTTTTAAAACTATAAAATGGCGCAATTTCTTAAGTACTGGCAATCAATACACAGAAGTAGATTTTACAAAAAATAAAACAAATCTAATCATAGGTTCTAATGGAGCAGGAAAAAGTACTGTTCTTGATGCACTTACTTTTTCTTTGTTTGGCAAACCATTTCGTAAGATTAATAAACCACAACTTATTAATTCTGTAAATGATAGAGATTGTAGAGTTGAAGTTGAGTTTGATATTGGTAATATTTCTTGGAAAGTAGTAAGGGGTATTAAACCAAATATTTTCGAAATTTATCGTGATAATTCTCTTTTGGATCAATCATCAGCAGCATTGGACCAACAAAAATGGTTGGAACAAAATGTTTTAAAAATGAATTATAAGTCTTTTACTCAGATTGTAATTCTTGGGTCTAGTACTTTTGTTCCTTTCATGCAACTTTCATCTGCTCATCGTCGTGAGGTGATTGAAGATCTTCTAGATATTAAGATTTTTTCTTCTATGAATCTTGTCATTAAACAAAAGATTCGTTCCATTAAGGATGAAATAAAAACTTTTGAATTGAAGAAAGAATCTCTCAGTGATAAAGTTAAGATGCAGAAAGAGTTTATTGAAGAACTTGAAAACCGTGGAAATGCCAACATAAATGCCAATAAAGAAAAGATTGCCAATTTAGATGAAGAAATTGGCAATTATACTCGGGAAAACGAGTCCGTAGAAGAACCTCTTAGAGTACTTATTCGTGAGCAAGATGCTATCACAGGATATGCAGAGAAACTCCGTAAACTGGGAAATCTTAAAGGAAAGATCTCTCAAAAAGTATCTATGATTACTAAAGAGCATAAGTTCTTTAGTGAGAATACGGTCTGCCCCACCTGCACACAATCAATTGATGAAGAGTTTAGAATAAATAGAATTACAGACGCTCAAAATAAAGCAAAAGAGTTGCAATCTGGTTATAAAGAACTGGAGGAGGCAATTAAAGAGGAGGAAGAGCGAGAGCGTCAATTCAATACTCTATCGAAGGAGATTTCAAACTTAACGAATGGCATTTCTCAAAACAATATTAAGATTAATGGATTGCGAAGGCAAATCAGAAATCTTGAACAAGAAATTCAAGTTCTTACCGAGAACCTTGCAAACAGAAATTCTGAACATGAGAAGTTAGAATCCTTCAAAGAAAACTTAAAAACTACATACGACGAACTCGCTTCTAAAAAAGACGCAATCAACTATTACGATTTTTCGTATAGTTTGCTCAAAGACGGTGGAGTAAAAACCAAAATCATTAAGAAGTATTTGCCTCTGATAAATCAGCAAGTTAACCGTTATCTTCAGATGATGGATTTTTATATTAACTTCACTCTTGATGAGGAATTTAACGAAACCGTCCAGTCACCTATTCATGAAGATTTCTCCTATGCTTCTTTTAGTGAGGGGGAAAAAATGAGAATCGACATTGCACTTCTTTTCACTTGGAGAGAAGTTGCTAGAATGAAGAACTCAGTTAATACAAATCTTCTCATTATGGATGAAGTATTTGATAGTTCACTTGATGGATTTGGAACGGAAGAGTTTCTTAAGATTATTCGTTATGTAATCAAAGATGCTAATATTTTCGTAATCTCCCACAAAACCGGACTAGAGGATAGATTTGAACAAGTTATAAAATTTGAAAAAATAAAAGGATTTAGTAGGATGGTCGTTAATATCTGAACCACTTTTAAATCTGTCTATTGTAGCAGACATTTGCAAAGAACTGCTGCTACAATATTAGAAGTTCAAAAGCACACCAGATGTCCGTTAATCTAGAAGTCAAGGGTTCTCTTGCCAAATGTCTGGCAACTGAAAACCTGATTATCGAACACAAGAAAGTTCCGACTGCAATGTTCGATGTGGACCGTCGTGTTCTGACTCTTCCTACCTGGGATAAAGCATCTGCGACTGTCTATGACCTTTTGGTAGGACACGAAGTTGGACACGCACTGTTCACCGATAATATTGACTGGACTGTAGATTATCCCGAAGTTCCTAAAGACTTTGTGAATGTTCTTGAGGATGTTCGTGTAGAACGTCTGATGAAGAAAAAGTATCCTGGTCTTTCTCGGACTTTCTATAATGGTTATAATGAATTGAATTCTGGTGACTTCTTTTCAACCAAGGAAGAGAACCTGGATGAACTGACTTTCATTGACCGAATCAATCTGTATTACAAGATTGGTGCATTTCATAACATTGCTTTCTCTGATGAAGAGAACGAGTTTCTGACTCGTGCAATTCAGACCGAAACGTTTGATGAAGTGCTGCAACTTGCTCGTCAAATCACGGAGTTTGTTCAATACAAACGTCAAAAGGTAGATAATATGCCCACTCAAGGTGGTGGGGAAGAAATGTCTGGTCCTGGTGGTGAAGAAGTAGAAGGTCCAGAGAACTCTTCTTCCCAAGATGGAGAGAACCAAGATGGACAGAACCAAAGTAATCTTCAGCAAGATTCACAGGGTCAGTCTCAATCTGAAGGTGAATCCTTTGGTGATGACCTGAATAAGTCTATGGAAGCACCGAATGGTGGTGGTTTCGGTCAGGAAGCAAGCAATAAGCACGAGAAAACTAATCATGATGAGATGACTTCCAAGACTTCTCGTTCCTTTGATGAAAAGTCTCAAGACCTTGTGGATAAGTTTGCACAAGAAACTAACTATGTGGAACTTCCCAAGATGAATCTTGAGACGATGGTGATTCCTAATGACTTTATTCACGCAAAAGCAAAGGAATACTATGAGATGAAGGGAACTTATGTTGCAGAAACCTTCAAGGTTGCTTGTCAGGAATACAATACCTACAAGAAATCTGCAGAGAAAGAAGTTTCTTATCTGGTAAAAGAGTTTGAGTGCAAGAAGTCTGCTGACCAGTATGCTCGTTCTAGCACTGCTCGCACTGGTGTTCTGGATACTTCCAAACTCCATACCTATAAGTTCAACGAAGACCTGTTCAAGAAGATTTCTGTGGTCCCTGATGGTAAGAATCATGGTCTCATCTTCATTCTTGACTGGTCTGGTTCAATGAGTGAGTTTATTCTGGATGCTTACAAGCAACTGCTGAATCTCATTTGGTTCTGCCGTAAGGTGAACATTCCCTTTGAAGTGTATGCTTTCACTCTGGATGCACATTCTTATATGGAACTCCAACCGAATCATCCTCCTGTGTATGATAAAGTTCCTGGTGTTCTTGCGCCCGAACAATCATTCCGTCTGATGAATTTCTTCACCAGCAAAACCAATAATCGTGTTCTTGAAGAACAACTCAAGAATATCTGGTGTGCTTGCTGGTCTTATCAGAAACGCAGTGGTGCTGTTCCTCCTCACTTGGATCTTTCGGGTTCTCCTATTGGCGAAAGTCTGATGGCACTTCATTCTCTGATTCCTGATTTTCAGGCAAAGAATAAATTGCAGAAGGTGAATGTTATCTTCCTGACTGATGGTGAGGGATACCAGAATTCCGTGACGGTTGAACGTAAGGGTCGTTATCCTGATTCTCCTTCCTACGTTGGGAATACAAAGTATCCTCGCACTGCTATTCGTGATAGGAAGACTGGTCGTGTTTATTCTTCTCTGGATTATGATAACTTCCCTCGTTATGCCAAAGTTCTCCTACAAACGGTGAAAGACAGGTTCCCAACTGTGAATGTGATTAACTTCCGCATCACTCCTGGACGTGATTTCGCAATGTGTCATCGTTGGTATGGAACTGGTGTAGAGAACTATGAAAAAGTCAAGGGTGAGTTCCGTAAGCAAGGTTGTGTTCAATTCCAAGACACTGGATTTGACCAATTCAATGTGATTGCTGCTAACTCTCTTGCGCAAGATGAGGAGTTTTCTGTTCCCGAGAATGCAACAAAAGCACAAATCAAGAGCAGTTTTTCTAAAATGTTGGGCAAAAAGAAAACAAATAAAAAACTTCTTTCCAATTTTATCACCACCATTGCATAATTTCTATGAATTTTTATACCTATGCTTACTTGAGAGAGGATGGCACCCCTTACTACATCGGTAAGGGGCAAGGTAAAAGATTATACGAAAAGCATAAGAGAAAGGGTCAGAAAGACTTTAGACCAAAATTAAAAAATGGTTCTATTGATAAAAATAGAATAATATTTCTGAAGAAAAATCTTACCGAAGAGGAAGCATTTAGTCACGAAGTCTATATGATTTCTCTTTTTGGTAGAAAAGATTTGAAAACAGGGATTCTCATTAATATGACTGATGGTGGAGATGGTGTCTCTGGAAGTATTTTGAGTGAAGAGAGAAAACAGATTGTTTCAAGAAGATTTTCTAAATCATTTGAACTTGTAAGTCCTCAATTAGAATTAGTTTCTGGACATCACATAGGGAATTTTTGTGAAAAGTATAACTTAATACAAGAAGTTATTTCCCAGATTTTATCTGGGAAAAGAATATCCCACAAAGGGTGGACACATCCAGATAGACCTCTATCGTGCAAAATTTTTTATATTAGGAATTCAACTGGGGAACTATTCTGCTTTGGTGATATTGATGAATTTTGTGATAAGAATAATCTATCAAAAACCAACGTATACAATGTTATGATTGGAAGAAGAAAATTCTGCAATAACGGATGGCATTCCCTAGAATCTAAATTTGAAGAATATAAACTTGTATCTCCCGAAGGTAAAATTGTTATCTGGAATACAAGTGATAGAACGTTTTGCTCCAAGTATGGTCTGCGTAAATGGTTATTATTTTCTTTAGTATCTGGTGAGATAAAACAAACTAGTGGATGGACTTTATATACCAACCCAATAAAAAAACATAAACTTTTATCTCCAAAGAATGAAATGGTAGAATTTATTAACATCACTAAATTTTCAAAGAAAAATAATCTATCCAGAGATAGTATTGGGGACTTATTGAGGGGGAAAAGGAGTGAATACAAAGGTTGGACAAAACCACCCAACTGACCACCTGGGGGAGTATTTAATACTCCCCTTTTTTATAAATAACTAAAAAGTATTTGTAAAAATGGACGCACAAGAACTTCGCAATCTTCAAGAAGCATATATGGAAGTT